TAATACGGCTGATGAAACTTATTTTTATTTAAGCCCTTTAGGAATATGGAATCACCCCCATCATGATGCTTACCCTAACCTTGTAAACCCAGGTAAATTAACCAATAATCAAGATTATAAATCTACTGAGAATGGAGTTGTAAGACGAGTTACGGATAATTCAACTGAAATTGATTTAAACTCACCCATAAACCCCTCACAAAATACATTTGTTGAAAAAACAGATATACATCCATTAATGCCTTTTATGGGTGATTCGCTTTTAGAAGGAAGACATGGTCAAAGTATCCGTTTTGGAAGTACAGCTAAATCAAAAAGTGAAAAGAAAAACAATTGGTCAACAACAGGTACTAATGGGGATCCTATTACTATTTTAAGAAATGGTCAACCTACAAATGTAAATGATAGAGGTTGGATTCCTATTACTGAAGATTTAAGTAATGATTTATCATCTATTTACTTAACATCTTATCAACAATTAAATACTTTTAAGGTTGCTAGTGAATTATATCAATCATATAAAACACCCCCAACCTTTCCTAGCCAATATAAGAACCCACAAGTAATACTAAATTCAGATAGAATAGTAATAAATGCTAAAGTTGATAGTGTATTATTAAGTGCTCAACAATCTATAGGTATGTCTACTAATGGTAGTGTAAATGTAGATGCAACCTCTCATTATATTAGTTCTAATGATATTAAATTAGGATCTAAAAATGCTACCCAACCTGTTTTATTAGGTAATGATACTATTGAAGTTTTAAAGCAATTAACAAATGCTATTAAAGACTTAGCTTCTATATTACAGGTACAAAGAGATTATCCTAATGGTGCCCTAGTAACCTCTTACAATTCAGTTGCTGGTAGTGTATTAAACCAAATTAATAGTGCTAATGGTATTTTAGCCCAATTAAATGATAATAGTCTAAAATCTAAAACAACCAAAGTACAATAATGGCTTCAGAAGTAACAGGTTCAAATAATACAAGTTCAATTGAGTTAGAAATAGATTTAAATGATGTTTTATCTATATTAGGGATAAGTCTTCCTGTATCAATTCCTTCATCCGGTTCTTTACCTGAATTACCTAAAAAAATAAAATTTAAAACCGTTAAAGGGACCGTAGTAAATTCTATAACTAATGAACCTCTTCCGGGGGTTAAAGTTAGTAATGTTCTTTTAAAAAGAGATACTACAAATAAAAAAGGTGAATTTTCAATAAAACATCCTGATATAGGAGGTACTGGATTAGATCCTACTAAATTTAAATTAAATTTTACAACAAAAGGATATTCTCCTACTACTTCAATACCATATACATCTGTTGGAGATATTAAACCTAACTTAGGGATTATTACTTTAAATGCTAAAGAATCTAATTTAAAAAAAGAAATTTTAGATCTTTTAAAATTCCCCCCTTCAACTGTAGAAGATTACAATACAAAAAATACAACACTTGACTTTAAACTCCAGAAAAAACTAAATGTAAGTATAAATGATTTAAAAGGTATAGTTATTCCTTTAGTATTAAGTTTAATAGCTGCATATGGTATTAGTGAAGTACAAAAAATAATAGAAAAATCAAAAATAAATCCTGCAGAAGCCTTTGAGGAAATAAAAGATATAATTACTTGTCCTACCAAAGAGGAAATGGATAAATTGATAGCTACTAAAAATAAGCTAGTTAAAAAAATTAATAGTACCCTTACTGTAATTTCAAACACAACAGATGTATTAGCTAAATCCGAACAAATATTAGGTATTACCTCTCCAACTATTAAAACTCTCCGTCTATTGCCACTTCCTGTAGCAGTTGCTGGTGTTGGAATACCATTAAATGTAATTACAGGAGTACAAGATACTCTTAAATTTTTAGATTCTTTAGTAGAAAAATTACTTTATGTTAATACTACTACTTTAGCTATCTTAACTTTATTAAGAGGTGTTTTATCTCAAATTCTTGATTTTTTAAATCTTTTAGATCTTTTAGTTCAATTTTGTTATCCAAATGTTTCTCAAGATCAAATTTCTAAAGAATTAACAGCATTAACTATTCAACAATCAACTCAAACATCTCCTGTAGTTACAAATGCTTATGGATTTACAATGGGAGTTGAAACTGAGATAACAGATAAATCCTTAAAACGCAGACGAGCTATTGCCACAAACAAACAAGGTATAGTCATGTTAAAAGGAGAATGGTCATTTAGTTCAATTGATCAGATATTAATAGATGAACTTGTATTTTATATTCAACAAAATAATTTAAAAGCAGATTAACCCTATATTTATAACCATATGAAAAGCACAGATTTTAAAAAAATTATTAAAGAAGCTGTAAGAGAAGCAATTCAAGAAGAATTGAAGGATATTTTATTGGAAGCAGTAAGATCACCTAAACAAGTAGTTAGAGAATCATATTCACCTACTTCACCTGTTCAACCTGCAGTTAACCCAACCTTTACTCAACCCACAATGGATTTGAGATCAAAATATGCTGATGTATTAGGCGAAACCGCTATGAGTTTCACTACAAATGATCTTCAACCACAATTCAGACCACAAGGTGATCCTGTAAATGGAAATCTAGGAACTGGTGAATTAGGTATGGATCAAATTATGAATTTATTAAATACTAAATAATGCCATTTAACCCACAACAAATAAATGTAGTTGATTTAAATCCTAACGTTGCCGTTGGGGTAAATTTACCTTTTAGTGGGCCCGGAGTTTTTACTTCTACTTTTACAACAGCTCAAGCTTTAAAAAATAACATCATTAATTATTTCCTCACCAACCCAGGTGAACTTCCATTAAACCCAACATTTGGGGGAGGTTTAAGAAATTTTATATTTGAACAAATTGCTGAAGGAACTTTAAACGGTTTAAAAGAAAATGTTAAATCAAAATTAGAAGTTTATTTTCCTAGTGTAACTATAGATTCATTAGACGTCTTAAGAGAAGATGAACAAAATACTTTAACTATCCAACTCAAATATTCTATTGCAGGTTCTAACATCAGTGATAATATAACATTCCAATTTTAAAAATGGCTACAACAAATAGAGACATAAAATATATTAATCGTGACTTTGGAGATTTTAGATCACGTTTAATAGAATATGCTAAAACATATTTCCCAAACACATACACTGACTTTTCTCCTACATCACCTGGGATGATGTTTATGGAACAAGCCTCATATGTTGGGGATGTATTGAGTTTCTATTTAGATAACCAATTCCAAGAGACATTTACTCAATACGCTCAACAAACAAATAATGTATTTGAGTTAGCATATATGTTTGGATATAAACCAAAAACTACAGGTGCTGCTCAAACTATAGTTGATTTTTATCAACAATTACCTTCTATAAATGTTGGTGGTAATTATGTTCCTGATTACAATTATGCTATAACAATTGGAGAAAACACTACAGTAACTTCCCAAAATGGTAGCTCATTTTTAATTCAAGAAAAAGTAGATTTTTCAGTTTCAAGTTCCCAAGACCCAACAGAGGTATCTATTTACCAAATCTCAGGAAATATCCCACAATATTTTTTACTTAAAAAAAGTAGAAAAGCCATATCAGCTACTATTAATAATGCATTTTTTGATTTTTCTACACCAACCCCTTATCAAACAGTAGATATACAAAGTCCTAATATTATTAAAGTATTAGATATTACTGATTCAGACGGAAATAAATGGTATGAAGTAGATCATTTAGGTCAAGAAATGGTATTAGATACCATTAAAAATACTAATATAAATGATCCTAATCAAAATGGTGATACACCATATTTATTAAGACTTAAAAAAGTAGCAAGAAGATTTGCTACCCGTTTTACCTCTCTTACAAACCTACAATTACAATTCGGATCAGGTGATCCTTTAAATACTACAGAAGAAATTACTCCAAATCCAAATAATGTAGGAATTGGTTTACCATTTGAAAAAGATAAATTAACTACAGCATATTCACCTGTTAACTTTTTATACACAGGAACATATGGTATATCACCTTCAAATACTACATTAACTGTAAGATATTTAACTGGGGGTGGTGTTGGTTCAAATATAGCAGCTAATACGTTAACTAGTTTAAATAATGATAATTGTAGATTTAATAATATAAATTTAAATGCTACTACAGCTAATTACATATTTGCCTCATTAGCATCAAATAATGCAAATGCTGCTTCTGGAGGTAGAGGAGGAGACACATTAGAAGAAATCCGCCAAAATACATTAGCCATAATGGCTTCCCAACAACGTTCAGTTACTGCAGATGACTATTTAATTAGAGCTTTAAGTATGCCTTCTGATTATGGAGTAGTATCCAAATCATATATTGAACAACCTAAATTAACAGATAATCAAGTTTCAACTATTGAAACTTTAAATCTATATGTTT